CTAGCGCTCGTCGGACGCCACCCGCCGCTTGCCCAGCTTTTTGGCCCGGTACAGCGCCATGTCGGCGCGTTCCAGGAGCTGCAGCATGGTGATCCCCGACTGGGGATACACGGCAATGCCCACGCTGGCCGAGACGGCCACCCGGACCTGCGGATAGGGTAGCGACAGGCTTTCGACCAGCGCTTCGGCCACCGCCTGCGCGTTGTCCCGGTTGGCCCCCATCAGCAGCACGGCGAATTCGTCGCCCCCCAGGCGCGCCGCGACGTCCGACACCCGGATGGCGCGAGCCATGCGGTCCGCGGCCTCTTTCAGGACGGTATCGCCCGCGGCATGGCCATGCATGTCGTTGACCGCCTTGAAGCCGTCCAGATCGATCGCCAGGAGGGCGAAGGTTTCGCCGCTGCGCTGGGCCACGGCCAGTTCGCGCAAGACCATTTCGCCGAACAGCACCCGGTTGCACAGGCCGGTCAATGGGTCGTAGTGTGCCAGGTGCTGGGCGTGGGCCAGCATGCGCGAGGCCTGCAGCAGCGCCGTGCCCACCTCCTCGGCTTCCTTGACCCGCGTGCCGGGCAGCTCGACCGTGCGGCCTTCGCCCAGGGCCAGCGCCGGGCCCACCAGGCCCTGCACCGCGGACGTCAGGCGGTTGGCCAGCCTCAGGGCCAGCCACAAGCCCAACCCGAAAGCCGTCAACGTGCCCAGGGCAAGCCAGGCAATGGAGCGATACAGGTCCGTCGTCACCAGCGTCATCGGGGCGCCGGCCGCCACCGTCCAGCCTGTCAGGGCCGATCGGCTGAAGGCGGTGTAGACCGGCGTGCCCTCTTTGGTGATGGTTTCCAACGAGCCTTCGTTTTCCTGCTGCACCGCTCGCGACAGCGCGGGCACGGCTTTCTGCCCGACGAACTTGGAGGTTTCGCGCGTGCGCGCGACGATGGTGCCGCTTTTATCCAGCACCGCCGCAACCCAGCCATCCGGCAGCCCCCGGCGTCCCAGCACATTGCCGATGCGTTCGGGCGACAGGCCGACGTTGAGGCTATAGACGACCTCGTCGCCTCGCATCACGGGTACGCCAAGCGCGATCGTCGGACTCTGGCTGACCGCGCCGGTGAACAGGCTGCTCAGCACCGGTTCGCGCGCGCGGAACACCCGGGTCAGTTCCTGGAACACACCCGACGGCGGCAGCGCCGTGCCATAGGGGACCAGGGTATTGACGACCTGGTGGCCCTCTTTGTCGGTCAGGACATAGCTGTCCACGATCTGGAACTTGATGGCGTCCCGCGCCCGCTGATGAAAGCCGGCCAGGTCTCCGCCGACCAGGTCTGGCGACGACGCCAGCATCTGCAAGCCCGCCTCGACCCCGGTCATCTCGCGGTCCAGGATGGCCGTGAGATTGCGCGCCAGGAAAATCGTTTCGCGAAAGATGCGTTCTTTCTGGATCTGGTAGCTTTCGTAGACCGCGACGGACGCCACCAGCAACGCCGGGGTAATACAGGCGAACACCAACGCCAGCAAGCCGGTACGCATGGAATACCGGTGCTGCGGGCGAACCCGCGCGGCGGCCAGGCTTTCGCCGTCTGGCATATTATTTTTCTCCGCGGCGCATTTGCCCGAGGCAACACGCCCGCCGATACTGCACCCCCTGACCCATAGCGCCTCTCCTGGAGCTTCCGTCCGAGCGATAGTGCTGGATCGGTAAAAAGTCAGAAATTATTGCAGAACCAGAACACTGCACGCTATCCGCCGTCAAACTTGCGCCAGAAAAAAGAAGGCGCTCGCGGCTTGAAAATAGCGATCCCAATTTACCTCAAAAACAAAGCCGGGCAACGGTTTCATTATGTTCCAGCACTTGCCGCCGTATATCGGCCGGCGTCGCGTCCACCTGGGCCGCGGAATTGAAATACACCGGCCGTGCATGATTGCAATACTCAATCCCGGTCCGCGGGGGGGCCGCCCCGCACCCACCCAGACTTGAGGCGATCAGCCACGGCATCGTCATTGCTGCGAGCCACCTTTTCCTGCACATCCCTGACCTCCTTGCGGGCGTCGGCCGCCCGCCCCTGGAGGCGGGCCTCATTGTCCGCGCGTTCTTGCGCGCGGCCCATGGCCCGCCCCCTCCAATAAACCCCGGCGACGGCGGCCAAGCCCGCCAGCAATGCCGCCACGACGCCGAGGCCCCGCTTGATCCACTGTTGCAACATGCGTTGTGCTCCCTACGTAACGGTCTGGGCCTGCACCGAAACGGCCGCCACGGCGCGTTGATAGAGGCTGTCCCAGCTTTCCCGCTTGGGCTTGCCCGGCCGCCAGGTGCGCAGGTATAGGGCCCAGGCTTGCTCGGCATCGCCGATCCGGGGCAGGCTCGCCGGGTCCGACCACAGCAGCAAGCGCGCGAACGCCGCCGCCAGCACGTCGTCCTGGTCCAGCCGCGCATAGACCGACGGCGCCGCCGCCACCACCCCGCGGGCCTTACAGACCTGGCTGGCCGCCTCGCGGCAGGTCGGATGCGTCAGCACCCCGCGCACCCCGCCGCCCTGCTCGAACTGCCAGAAGCCGCGTGCCGGGCCGCCGATCTGGCGGCGGTGGACAAAGCGGCTTTCCTGCAGGCCGATCGCCAGCAGCAGGCAATGGGCCTGCCGCGTATCCATCCTTGCGGGCAGCAGCGCCATCGCCGGCCGCACCGCGCTTTGCATGATCTGGTCAAGCGTCATGCTTGCCCTCCTTGTCTGTCTGCGTATCCAACCCCAGCGTCTTGCGCCGGATTTCCACCGCCCAGTCCACCAAGTCCTGGTTCTGCAGCTTGGCGGTCAGGCGCAGATAGGCGCCCAGCACCCACCAGGCCGGCAGCCCGGCCAGCAGCATGCAAGGCCCCAGCACATAGAACATGGCCAGCAGCCCGTCTTCGCCCAAGCCGGTGCGCTCGGCCATCCAGTAGGCGGACGACATGATGTCGGGCATCCAGGCGATCATGCCGATCGCCAGGAGCGGTCCGAACAGAAATGAACTGACCACCGTGCAAGCGGTGCGCGCAACGAACTCACGCGGTGAACGCGGCGGCATCAGCAACATGCCGATCAAGGCCGCCATCGCGGCGGGCATGCCGAACGCCATTGCAATTTTCAGGGCGGCAAAGCCGCCCAATCCCGTAGATCCCGGTTCCATGGTTACACCGCTCCTGTCGACGGCGCGCATTGCTGCCTCCCGCGAGCATCACGGGCGCCGCGGTGGCGCGCCGGATGGAAAATTTGAAATCCGGGCGACACTGTCGTCCGTTTGCCCCAGGCAGCGCCTGCAGCGGCATGTGTGTTATTTACGTTTATTGGTCTTACCTCCTAGCTCTCAACGTCATGAAACCCTGGACCCGCCGTCAGCCCCGCCGTAAGCCTGCCCCAACCCTCGCCGATGCGCTGACGCGCTATCTGACCGAAGTGTCATCCACGAAGAAGGGGCACACGTCTGAACAGTCGATTGCGCGCATCTGGCGCGCAACGCGCCTGGCCATCAGGCCTGTCGACAGAATTCGCAGTTCCGACCTGACCGAGCTGCGCGACGAGTGGCTCAAGGACCGTGCGCCAGCCACCGTGGTCCGGCGCATGGCATTCCTGTCGCATGTCTACACCGTGATCCGGAAAGACTGGGGCTTCGACCAACTGGCCAACCCTGTCCAGCTGGTACGCAGACCGGCAGTGGATGACGCACGCGATCGCCGTCTCTTTGACCGCATCACGCTGCGCGGCGTCTCCGACGACGACTGCCCTCGCAAGGAACTGGAATGGATCATCCGCGCCACCCAGTCGGCCGAATTGCCGACCATCCTGACGGTCGCGCAGGAAACCGGCATGCGCCGGTCCGAAGTTGTCGGGATCCAGCGCGAGCACCTGGATCTCATGCATGGCGTGGTTCATCTACCGCACACCAAAAACGGCCGAGCACGCGATGTGCCCCTGACGCCTCGTGCACGCGAAGCGCTGCGGCGCTGGGCTACGGGCAGGCCAATGCGAGGCCGCATCTTCACGATGCAGCCGGGATCCGTCACCCGGGCTTTCATCCGGGCCAGGCGTCGTGCTCGCCAGCGCTATGAGTCCATGTGCCGCCACTATGGCCGGCGCCCGAACAACGCCTACTTTCGCGATCTGCGGTTTCACGACCTGCGCCACGAAGGCACGTCGCAACTCGCCTCAGTCTTTGCCATTCACGAACTGGCCAAAGTCAACGGCAACGTCGACACACGCATGCTGCTGCGCTACTACCACCCCCACGGGCGCGAACTGGCCCAGAAGCTTGCGCGCAGCCCGCTGGGCAGACGCCAGCTGGAGGAAATGCGCCGGGAACGCGAAGGAGAACTCGACGCTCTTCCCCTGGCGGCGTAAGGCCTAGGCGTCAACGCCCGCCTCCAGATCGAACCGCGGCGGCTCCTCCTGTGTCAACCAGGCCGGCAACGGCCCCCAGCCCGGATAGCTGACGTTGCCGTCAGCACCGGTGTGCTCGGCACCAATCGAGTACGGCATACCCGTTTCCACCACCCACAGCGGCGTGGTGCGATAGTCCTCGACCATGACCCATGCATCACCGACGCGCCGCGGCCATTGCCCGGCAGCAGGTTGCGGCGGCGTATCCACATACGCGCCAAACGGGATATTGAACAAGCCGGGCGTCATCACCAGCTCGTTAGCGACGGATTTATACAGAAACAGGCCGTTGTCGTCGGCCTGGAATACTTCTTTATGCATAGGGATTACTCCTAAAAAAATGAGATTTGCACTGCAAATGCGCGGCCAATGGCTAGCCGTCAGGCCGGGGACTTCGCCAGCCACTCTCATGTGATTCCCAACGAAACTTGGGACGCATTTAGCGGCTCGTCGGCAATGGGTGTCGGCGGCAGATCGGGCACCGTGATCGGGCGTGGCACGTCGAATACTGGTGGCAGGGAAACTCGGCCTATCAACGTCGCGTTTCTCCCGCGAATTCATGCCTGATTTCAAGCATGAATCCTGGGGGGATACGCCGTATTGACCGGCCGAGTTTCAGCACCGCCGGTATCACCAATGTACGTCGTGCTGGCCCCAGAACCGGCGCCAGTGTTCAAGCCAAAGACGCCGCCGCCCGCGGGGTTGGCTGACATCAGATAGCCCAGTAGCTGATGCCGGTGCGATTGCAATGCGCCTGTCTGACGCGATGCCATCGCTCTCGCATTTGCAGTGTCAGCGTCAGTTCCCGTAAATCGCCGGAACATATCGCGAAGATCCGGCACTCGGAACTCGGTCGCCGAGTAGTCCGAAAACCAGTGGGTGCCGCGATTCGCTTGCCAGACCGTCTCGGTCTTGACCAGGCCCTGTTCCTGCGCATAACCCCACAGAGCGGCGTAGGCAGTCTTCGAGATCAAGCCGCCGATGGCATCGACCTCGCTGACCAGCGGCACGCTGGTATGACCATCCAGGGGCCGACCGCAAAGCGGCGAGCGATAACCCTTGAAGAACTGGCTGGATGCCCACGTCCATACTTCCGCGCACTCGGCAACGATGATCGGCCCGACATCCTGCGTCGGCAGCGCGGCGATCGGATAGATCCGGGGAAAGTTACCGGTCACGAACGCCGTGGTGGCGATCCGGGTGCTTTTGTCGGCGGCGTCAGGCGTCGGCGCGGTCGGCACCCCGGTCAGCGCAGGCGAAGCCGCCAGCGCCGCCACAAACTTGGCCTGCAAAGCCGCCTGGTCGCCGTTGTCCAGCACGTCCTGGCCGGTCTTGTCCGCGATGTACTGCGCGATCATCGCCGCGACGAAGGACGCCTGGCGCCAGACGGTGTTCAGTTCTTTCGACTTGGCCGTGCCGGCCGAGAAGCCTGCCAACCGGGCGGCCAGCGCCTGGTAGTCGGCAGGGGTCAGTACGTTGGCGCCGGGAACGGTGCCGAAGGGAAGTATTTGATTGATAGCCACGGAATGTCCTTATTCAACCGGCAAAAAGCGAACCCCAGAGTCCGCCATCGAACCCCGAGATGTATTGGTTTTGAACGTCAAAACCGAACAAAGGCCCCTCGCCCGAGGGGATGACGTAGTAACTGATGCGCACGCCCTCGGGCTTGAGGGGGATGTACCCGCCCGTCAAGAGCGCCTGAAACAAAGCGGACGGCGGTTTGCCGGCAACGCCGATGTCGACCGACATGTCGCCGTTGTCCTGGATGAAAATGTGGGTGCCGCCGCCAAAGACGCGGTCCAGGATGGCGGCCGATGTCTCCAGCGTGCCGTCCCAATGGTTCGCGCCGATCTTGGCGCGCAGCAGCAGGCGGTAGGTGTCGTCGTCCAGTTCGGTCAGGCCGCTGTCCGGATCGAACGGCCCTTGCCACACGCCCTGGTCAAAGCCCAGGCCGTCGATGTCGTGCGAGAAATAGACGCCAGCCAGCGGTGTCTTGATCCGCCGGGCCAGCCCCACCCACAGGCCCACCGCATCCAGCTGCCGCCCCACGGCCAGGTCCAGGTCAAAGGCATCCGGCAGCGCGCCGTACAGATTGCTCAAGTCCACCATGCCCTGGCACAAAGCCTGGACCGTGGCGGTGAAATTGGGCTTGCCGCGGTGATAGGCGGATAGCAAGCCGGTGTAGTCGCTGATGTCCGCCATGTCAGATCACCGTCAGCAGAACACTGTCCGGCGAGGCTGACGCGGCCTGCTTGAACGTCAGGGCCACGTCCGGTGTGCCGACCACGCCGGCCGCCGACAACGTCAACGCCGCGATCTTGAAGGTCGCGTTGCCCGGCACGCCGTTGGCGGCCGAGATGGCATCGCCCCATTCCACCGAAGCGCTCGCGCCACCGCCGATGGCGACGCTGTTCACGTAATCCGCCACGGCTTGCTGGATCGCCAGGCCCGTCGCCGCCGTATACCCAGCCAGGGCACGGATACGCACATCCACAGTGACCGGCAACAGTTCCGGCCGGAAGAAGTTGATGGGATGCGCAATGCCGTAGATATCGCTGACCACCACCGTGGTCGTGCCATAGGTGCCGGTGCCAGGCGTCTTCTTGCCAGCGATGGCGCGCGCGATGGCGGCGGCATCGCCGCCATCGACCACCAGGCTGATCGAGTGCGGCGGCAAGCCATGACCGTCCGTAGCACTGGTGTCGTTCTCGTAGGCCGCATAGCGGTTCACCCCGGGCACCGTAGCGACCGCCCCAATGGTGCCTTCGAACACCGTCTTGGAGGGCAGCGCCACCGACACGGCCTGGCGCTTGCGCAGCGCGGCATCGCTCTCGACCGGTGCGCCAGGCGTCGCCGCTGCCGGATTGCTGGCGGCCTGCCAGCCCCGGGTCGGCGTGGCGATCTGGTCGACGGTATGGGCGGCGGCCGCAATCGCACCGATCTGCTGGCAAGTCGCCGTGACGGTGATCTCGCCTTCCGGCGGAATGGTCACCTGAGCCGGCAGCAGCCACTGGATGCCGTTGGCGTCCTTCACGATGCCGCTACTGATCAGAGCGCCGCCCTGGCCCACGATACGCAGGTCCACCGTGGACGGCGAGGCCAGGGCCCGGCTGATGCCGTTGATCTTCACATTGGAGGACAACGCGCCGCCCGCGGCAGTCGCCGGCGAGAATGCGTTATAGACATTGATGGCCGCAATGTTCGCGTCGTTGATCGCGGACGCGAACACGGCCAGCAGTTGGCCATCCTGGCTGTCAGCCTCCAGGTAGGTATCCGGCCCGTAGATCGCCCGGTACTGTTCCTGCAGGTACTGCAGCACATCGCCATAGGATGGTGCGCGAATGCCGGCGGCGTCGACCACCGGCGCGGTAGAAAGTATCGTCATAATGCTGCCTGCACAATGGCGGTGCCATAAAGGGTTGAAATCGTGGCGGCCACGGCCAGTCCTCGCGTCTCGCTATCGAGACGGCTCGAGTACTCCGTAATACCCGTCACGCCGGTGGTGCCCAGGATCCGTTCACGGATCGCCCCGTCGTACGAAGCCTCGAAACGCTTGCCCAGGACCTCCGTCCGCCAGGGCATGCCTTCGCTGGTATCCAGGAACCACTCGCCGCGCAGCAGCATCAAACGGGTCTTGACCGCCTGGGCCACCGCCTGCGGCGTGTCCCGGTAAAAGTCAGCCTGCTGCCCGCCGAACGAGTAGTCCCCGTTAGCGTCCATTTTTCGATAGCGCATTGGTTTCCTTAGTTGGGCGGTGTCGTGACCGCGTTGGCCCCCTGGGCCGTATGCGTATGGGTGTCATCCACCCGCTTGCCATTGGCCAGGATCTGGCCGATGACGTTGAAGACGCCGGTGATCTGCGCGGCCGAGCCTTGCCCGCCGCTGCCGACCAGGCCGGCGACATAAGTCAACAACCCTTCGACCAGCACCTGGTCCGAGAAGGTCGACCGGGGCGCGATGACGTCAAAACCGCCAGGCGCCACGATCTGGACTTTCTGGCTTGCGGGGTCCAGCTCGATGTAGGTCGAACCGTCGTCGCTGCGCAATTGCGTCGCGCTGGTGCTGACATTGGCGATCACCTGTGGCTGCGACCGCACCCCCACGAACACAAAACCATCGGACAGGTCGTGCATCCGCAGTTCGGACTGTTCCTGAATGCCGCCGGATTGCCACCAGCCATCAATGCAGCGCGACGAAAACACCACCAGGCATTCATCACCCGGCGTCACCGGGAACGTCAGCGTGCAATGACCGCCAGAGGGAAAGTGCACCGGGCAATCCACCAGCAGCGGCAGCGCGTCGGTAACGACCGTCCCCGATGGCAAGGTCCTGCGCGCCTTGATGGCCGGCTGCACCACGCAGGTCATGGCAACCGGATCAAACGACTGCACGATGCCCGGCAGCGCCGTCCAGGTCATGGCCATGGCGCCCCGGATCGCATCCTGCAGCGCCACGTTCGGATCATTTAGCCGTTCGCGTCGATTCATTTGGCGTCCTTTGGGTTGGGTTCGCCCAGTTGGCTGGGCAGTTCGCCCGGCGGATCCAGGGTGGCATCCCAGGCCAGGCACGTGATCGTGGTGTACCAATCGGTCTTGTGGGTATCGCCGTTGTGTTCGGCCACCATGACGTAGTAGTAGCCGTTGTCCGCCAGCTTTCGTTGGGTGGCCAGGTCCGGTTCGAGCTTGGCCTGCTTCGCGCCCTTCGCCTTGCCGGCAGCCTCCTGGGAACGCGCCGCCTCGGTCTGGTAGCGATACCGCCGGATGCTGTCGTTGTTCAGATAGACCAGGCGGCCGGCCTTCACCGACGGGTTGAGCAACATCTTGACCTTGATGCCCTTGTCGATCTGCTCCGGCCGGCCGATGACACCGGTTTCATCCGTCAGGACTTGCACCGTTTCCCGGACATAGGATTTCTCCGGCACGATCTCGAGCCGGCCGTCCTGGATGCGCCAGATGCAGCCTGCCGTGCGGCAGAGGTCATCCAGCACATCACGGCACATCCCCGCGTTGACGTTCGCCCGCAACGACGCACCGGGCGGCAGGTCGGCCATATAGCCGGCAGTAACGCCCATGGGTTTCATGGCCGCCAGCACGGCCTGGACACGGTCATGCACGGTTGCCCCTTTTTTCAGGGTTTGGCTCATCGTCGCAAAGTTGTACGGCAGGTCGCCGTCGGCCGCCACGATGTCCAGATAGGGATTGGTCTGCCCTTCCGTGCCGCTGACCGCTTCGATCAGGGTGCCGTGAAAGATCGTGCCCAGGTTGCCCCGGTAGCCAGCCCGGAGCATCACGACATTGAATTCCCGCCGGATACGGTTGATGGTCGATTCGCTCAGGTTGTAGATGCGGATCTTCGCCGTGTTGGGCTTGGAGGAGTCCGAATGCTTGATCTGGAACGTGAAATGAAAGTCCGACAGATCCAGGCCCTGGTCATTGCCGATCAGGAGCTCCGACTGGCGCAGCCACTGCCGGGTCTGGTCCCCCCCGCCGGCCGCCTGTGTAGAAGTCTGCTCCGCCATGTCAACCCGCCTTCCAGTACAGCTTGGACTCGATGCCCAGGTTTTCATAGGTGGGCGGATCATCGGACGAAATGGCATTGATCAACCACAGGCCGCCTTCAAAGCCCAGGTGGCGGTACTGGCCCAGCAGGTCCACGCCCGTCACCAGCGGGATGCCCGCCACCAGCATGCCGCCGTCGGCGGCGCCGATGTCCAGCATCCAGCCGTCGCGGTATTGCATGGTCAACCGGTAATCCTTGCCGCCGAGGGCGATCGTGAAGCTCTGCGGCACCGGCAGCAGGGGAATCTCGTAGAAACTGGCCATCATGGGCTCCTCGGGTTCGCGACGGTCGCGTTGCGGGTACCGCATTCCATCGGCCCGCCGGTCTTTCTGGCATCCGCATGCCGCGGCAACGGCGGCACCGTCGTCTCCCGCGCATGCACGATTGCCACCTCGACCAAATTGGCCGTGACCCGCAAGCTGCCTTGCGTGTCCTTGGTGTGGTTCACCTTCAGGCTCTGGATCAGCATGTTGCTGTACTTGCGCCGGCAGGTGATCAGGTCGAACGGTTCACGCGACTCCTGCAACGCGAGCAACTGCGTGTACACCGCAGTCACGTAATCGGACGTCGCGGCCTGGCCATTGGGCAACGCCTCGGCAGTGGCGCCGAGCAGCCCGTTGTAGTCCGCGTTGCTCCATCCGCACTCCATGACGACCTCGCGCGGTTTCTTAAACGCGTGGTCGTTGATCGTGCGCGGACCATCCGGTCCACCATCCACCGGATGCGAGGTGATTTCCAGCGTATCCGTGTAGGTTTCCTGGATGACGGCCTGGATCTCGATCTGGCCGATCTTCTTGCTGTGCAGCAGCACCATGTCCAGGCCTGCCAAGCTCAAATCCATCATAGGTATGCCCCCTGGGTATTGCGTGTCAGGTCCGCGAAGACGCGATCCTGTTGTCCGGCCACTGCCGTCGCAGTCGCCATCGGATCAGCGGAACCCTCGACATAGATGTTGGTGGTGGCGGTCAGGTTGACTTGCGGCGACTCGACGTTCAGCTTCAATTCCAGCGCACCGCTGCGGTAGCCGTCCCAGGGCGCGGACAAGGATTGAGGCATGGGTTCGCCGAAAGCGGGCAGGCGCAGGCTTGCGCTGTCCGAGGACATGAGCTGCCCTCGGCTCGAGGCGGGCATGTCGTCAAGAAGCCGCTGGAAACGTTCACCGGCGGCGCGTGCGGCCTGATCGGCCTTCTCAACCATGCGTAGGCTGTCGGGAACATCCAGGCCAGGCGCCGTTTCGGGCGTCAATTGACTGTTCTCAGCGGAGTCCGTCGAGTCTTGAAAGGCTGGACGCGGTACTCGCGGCAGGCTCGGAAAGCTGGACGGCCCGACCTTGACGCCTCCCGACCCTGGAGCTGCTGGCTTATAAAACAGCATCATCATGTCCATCGCCAGCTTCTGCGCCAGGGTCGACGTAGGTAACGGGAATGTGGACAGCCACTGGTCCGTGTTACGTGCTGTGCGATCGGCCTCAGTCTCGCCAGGAACGTCTGGAAGCATCCACTCGGTCAAGCTCAGCGCAGCCCCAGTCATCGCACCGGCAGCGCCTACGCCCAGCAATTTCTTTCGCCCAAGGAACCGAAGCAAACCACTCAGTCCGCCGGCGGCGACCAGCCCCTCGCTCGCCAAGTTCACCGCCCCGATCGCCTTGGCCAGATCCAGCAGCCCAGTGACCAGCTCGGCCCCCCCCAGCAACCTGAACGCGGCGATCGCGAGCCCGATGCGAGTGCTCCAGCCACCTGTCATGGCATCTAGCTCGAAAATGGCGCCCGCAACCCAGCCAAGCACCGGCGCTACCGCCAAAGCCATGTCCAGGATGGACTTGGCCACCTCGGCCATGCGTTCGCCAATGAGTGGACCGCTGGTTTCGAACCATTGCGAAAATTCCTTCAGTGGTCCTTTCAGCTTATCCAGGACCACGCCCGCCACTTTGGTGGAAATATTGTCGATGGTGCGTCCGATCTCTCGGATACTGTTCATCGATTCGTGCGCGTCGGCCGATGCCGTATCCAGGCCGGTCGTGGCCGCCGCCTGGCGTATTTCCCGATAGCGCTGCAACAGTTGTGCCGCGCGCTGCGGATCCATCAATTCATCGTCGATGCCCAGGTTTGCCGCCAAACGGCGGGCATCCTGCGGCGCAAGAGAATGCGCCTGGGCAAGAATGTCGCCCATGACCTGAACGGTATCGCGCAGCTTGCCTGTGGTCTTGTCGACCGTCTCGACGTCAAGCCCGCTGTCTTTCAGGAAGTTCGCCGCGCGGCCGTCCTCCATGGCTTGCTTCAAGGACTTCAGGCTGCTTTCGGCCGACTGCGCGGAAATGCCGAAGTCCTGAACCGCTCCACCAAACGCCCGCAAATTGCTGGCGGATGCGCCTACGCGTTGCGCGCCGAAATAGACTGCTTCCAGCTTCTCGGCCATCTGACCAACCCATTGGCTGGTCTGTGTCATCGACGAATTCAATCTCTCGAAGCCGCGCGCCATGATGTTCAGCGCGTCTTCGAGTCTCTGCAAGCTCTGGGCATCGATCTGGAATCCCAGCGAGACGACCGCCCTTTGCAATTCTGATGTATTAGCCATTCTTCTCTGCCATTAGACGGCGGTGCGCTTCCGCCTTGTTGTCTGCCCGGACCGACAGCGCGTCGTTCAAGAGCGCGATGTCGGCCAGGTCCAGGGAGCCGTCCTTGAGGGACTCGTACTTGCAGAGCCCCTCAAGCACCGGCGCCAGCAACCAGTCTTCGCCGCCCGGCAGGCTTTTCAGCCAGCCTGTGTCGCCTCGGGGCTGCTCGTCTGGCTCGTAAGCAGCCCTTGCATAAAAGGCCCCAGGTTGACGGTGATGACGCGCATCACCAACGGCAACATCACGCCCAGATCGATGTCCTGGAACATCGGCGTGCGCTGGCTGGCCGACCAGATGGCGGCCCAGCCGTGCTCCTGCTTGCGCTGGACGACCTGCAAGCACGTGTCGAGCACGTACTCGGCATCCTCATCCTTCATCGCCGCCAAGCCGTCGGCCAGCGGTTGCAGGACATCGGCCAGGCCGCCGGGATCCTCCGACACCACCCGGTTGCCGCCCGCCAGGCGGACGAACACCGGGATCAGCGTCGGCAGGATCGGCGCAATGCGGCGCGAGATGTGGAACTGCTGCTTGGCATTCAGTTTTCCGATGGAATACCGATTGCCGTTCAGGTCGATTTCCAGAGACATGGCTTAGTAGGTTCCGAGAATGGTGTCGATCTTGCCGGCGTCGAAGACCCAGGCCACGGTGTCGCCGTCCTTTTTGTAGGTCAGGTCCGGACGCTTGCCGAACGCGCACGCGCGGCATGCGGTCACATCACCAGTGGCCGGATTGGTCACGGTGATGAGGTTCTTGCCCCACAGGCGCGAATCCAGCGTCTGGGCGTCGTACAGGGCCTGCAGCTGGGCGTTGACCGGCGAGGTCTTCAGGTAGGTCAGCGTGACCGTGCCGCTCTTGTTGGCGTTCAGCGTGTGCATGACTTCGCCATCGGCGCCCACCGTCATGGTGTTGCGCGAGGCGGCCATGGCGACGGTGATGCCTTCGTCGGCATTGCCCGAGCCATAACCCAGCGAAATCGCCCCACCGGGGCCGATGAGACTGGCGCTGATATCAGCGAACGAATAGGTAGACATCTTCTACTCCTGTTTAGCGGTTGACCGTGACCAGAACGTCGACGGTGTGGATGGCGCCGGCTTCCTTGGCGGCGACCTGGAACGGAACGGCCTTGCGCGCTTCGCGATCGGCCTGGGACTGGGTGGCGATCGCCGGCGCGTAGACGTAGTAGCCCTTGGACAGCGTGTCGCCCTGCTTGAGCGCGCCGAAGCCGGCCGAATTCCACACGCCCGGAGCCAGGTAGCCGTTGTTCACCGCGGCTTCGCAAGCAGCCTCGATCACCGAAGCGATCAGCTGGTTGCCGGCGTCGGTCTGGGGCACCTTGGTGGGGCTGGTGTAGAGCAGGTTGTAGACGTCGGTCTGCACCCGGTTGCGGAACCAGATCGCGTTGTAGACGGAGTCGATGAAGATGCCGCTGGGCGTCACGCCGTACTGGATGATGGCCGTGTCGTTGTCGTAGTTGACGAAGACGTTGCAGTTCTTCGCGGCCAGCGTGTCAGCCTGGCTGCTGGTCAGGGTCTCGGCGACGATGCCGGGCTCCTGCTTGTACATCAGCGTGATGGTGGTGTTGTTGGCGTTGAAGTTCACCGTCAGCATGCGGCCCAGCAGCGAGGCCACCGCGTACGGATTGGCGCTGGAGAACTGCACGATCGAGTACTTGTATTTCAGCGCCTTGAGCTGGCTGGCGATGTCGTCGTGGTTGGTCGGGTCCAGCACCTGCGGTGCCTGGGTCGACACGCCATACAGGTGACGCTGGTCGGCCTCGATCAGGCCGGCGACGGCCAGATGGTCGGCGCTGGACAGATCGGCATCGGCGAAGGTCAGGCCCAGGAACTTGTTGGCGAAGCGGTCCAGGAACAGCGACACGGCATCGACCGGCGTTTCGGCGGTCATGCCGGCGACAGGCGCCGATGCCTTGGCGGCGGTCAGGCCCAGCATCGACGAAATGTCGGTACCGGTGCCGGCGGCCGAGGCGTAGCCCAGCGACGAGGCCGTGCCCGACGTATTGGACGTCACGACGAATTGCGAGCCGTTCCACAGCACCGATGCAGAGACCAGCGCGGCCGAGATGATCGTGGCCACGCCGTTCAGGTTGGTGGCGCCGGAGAAGTCCAGGCCATTGACCGTCTTGGCGGTGCCATCGATCGTCATCGTGAAGGCGCCGGCAGTGACGGCGGTCCAGGCCGCCATCTGCTTTTCCGCGGCCGACAGCACGGCGCCGCGCAGCGTGGCCGACGTAGCGCCCTTGGCCCAGCGGCCGATGAACAGTTGCGAGGGTTGGGGCGTCTGCTGGAAATACAGCAGCGCCGCGCGGTATTCCGGTGCAGCGGTGCCGAAATCGGCGGCCACGGCATCGATGCCGCCATAGGAGCGCATGCGCTCGCCGGTGTCGATGACCGGGGACGAGCCCAGCAAAAGCGCGGTGTTCAGGCTCGCGCCCTGTGCCGCCAGCGGCGACATATTGATCGTAACGTTGATCAGGCGTGATACCGGCAATCCATTAGCCATGGTAAATCCCTTAATCTGCAAGGTGGTTGGTGTGATCCGTCGGGGACAACGACGCGGCATGCGTCGTGACTTGCGCCGACAGAAGATTCAGGACCGGATAGCTGCGCGTAACCTGGCGCGCAAAGCGCAAAGTCATGTCGAACTGCCGTATCCACTGCTGATTCACGAGTTCGTGCATGGCCGCAATCGGCCCCACGCCGCTGACCGCCATGCCTTGCGCTTGCAAGGGCTCGCGGTTCTGCGGCACGGCGGCGCCGTCGCGCAACTGCGCCGCGTGGCGCAACGCACGGGGGCCGAACATCGAGCAAAGCACCTCGATGTCTTCGTGCCGAACATATGAATCAGATCCTTCCCCGGCCGGGTCGTGTGCCACGACCGGACCGGCGTCCGCGGTTTGCGACCGGATGTCCATCAGGCACCAGGTATCGGTTTGCGCGGGCGGTTCCACGCCGGCGGCAGGCCAGCGTGTACGAACCAGGTTGAGGGGCAGGCCGGACACGCCGGCAATGAACCCCTGGAACAGCGCCTCGAGCTCGGCATCCTCCAGAGGCGGAGAAATGGCGAGAGGCGCCAGGTAGCCGCCAGTGGCCGAACTATTCGCCATGCGAAGCTCCTTGTCATGTTGTCGGGCAAAGGGGCGCAGCGGCATTCGAAGAAACGCCTTCGAATGCCGCTGCGTCCTGGGCAGGTTGTGGGAGTCCAGCGTGCTGGAGGCGGATCGCCGACTTTGGTGCGCATCAGGCGCGATGCCGCGTTGCTTGACGCGTGCGGCTGGGTTGCGGCGGATTCCGGCTGTCGCCCACCGGGCTGCCGCCTCAAGTCGTTTCTGGCCGCGGCGGGCGGGAGAGACAGGCCCGGGACCGGAGCAACGACGAGGCGGCAGGCCGCTGGACGCGCCATGCAAAACGCCCCGCGCTCTCAGGGAGAACGCGGGGCGCGGAAATGAAAAAGGCCCGCCGATGGCGAGCCTGTTCATGGATACGGCAAAGGGCACCTGCTGGACGCACGTACCCTTTCATAAATAAGGCCCGCTCGTGGCGGGCCTTGTTTTTTCCGGAGGCGCTATCGGCGCACAGCGCGATGGCATGAACGAATTGTGGCGCAGTGGCTGCCGCCGGCGCAATACCCGGCGTGTCGCACTTCGCGGTGGTGTCCTGCGCAATACTGCCCGCCGGACGCACGTACCCTCTCATAAATAAGGCCCGCTGGAAGCGGGCCTTGTTTTGCGTACTGCGTGTCAGGAGAAGGCACCTGCCGGGTGGGGACTGTCACCCCGCGACGGCATGACCGAATTGTGCCTTGAGGTCAGGCGTGAGCACAATCCTGCGGGTGTCGCACTTCGCGCCAGACATAGGCAAGCGAATTGCGGGCGTGTTCGATGCGCGCCACCTGTCCGCCTTCATGCAGGGTTTCAAGCACGCGCAGGATCGCCTGCCGCATCGCGTTGCGTTCGCGCGGCGTCAACTCGCGTGCGCCGGACGCGCCGCGCACCAGTTCCGCCATGCGCCAGGGGCGCCCGGGAAACGCCGACATCGTATCCAGCACTTCCTTTGCGTATTTCATCGGGACGCCCCCCGTTCAATCGTGTCAGCCATGCCTCGTTATCCTTGTTCCAGGTTTTTTGCCGGTTGTGTTCCCCTTCGGATCGCCGCGGCCGTTGACCGCCTTGGTAGCGAATCGCGTCTTGCGACGCGACGGGACAGGCTTGACGGAAACCGCCGCGCCGCCGAGAGCCGCCCGCGCGGCCTGCTGCGCCAGGGCCGCGCTGCGTTGCGGCTAGCCCGGCTATCCCAGGATTAGGATTCATGGTAGCGACTCGCTACCATCGAGTCAACAGCGAATCGCTACTGTACTTTCCGGTAGCGGATTGCTACTATCGCTACCATGGACATCCGATCGATCCGACTGAACAACCTCAAGTACGCGGTCCACGAGGCCGGGGGCGTGGACCGCCTGGCGGAGCGCGCCGGCGTCAGTCGCAAGTACCTGGACCAGATACTTCAAGGATTCCAAGGCAAACGGGACAAGCACCCGCGCCGGGTCGGCGACGCATTGGCCGCCAAGCTCGCAGTGGGCTTGGGCCAGTCCGCCCACTGGATGGATCTTCCCCACCCCGACCTGTGGCGCGAGCTTTCCCCCGACGCCATGCCAGACGAGCCGCCAGGCCGGCTCGTCTCTTTTGATCATGCACGGCTGGGCAGACCGCATCTCGACAACGTCCTCATTGCCCAGTTCGATACCGGAGGCGCGATGGGAAATGGCCTGGAACTGCGCGACCAGCCAGGCGTCATTCAAAGCTGGAACGTCAGCCCCGAATGGCTGCAAAAGAATGTCCGGGGCTTCTCTGCCTCGAAGAACCTGTGCATCGTCACGGGTTTCGGCGATTCCATGCGCCCCATGTTCAACCCCGGCGATCCCCTGATCGTCGACCGTGGCGTACAGGCCGTCGAATACGACGCCATCTATTTCTTCCGCGTAGGCAGCGAAGGCTTCATTAAGCGCCTGCAACGCATTCCCACCGCCTCCGGCCTGGTGGTCCGGGCGAAATCCGAGAACACCAAGTACGACGCCTGGGATATCACCGAAGGCATGGATTTCGAGGTCTTCGGCCGCGTGCTGAAGGTCTGGCGCAGCGAGGACTTCTAA